AGGACGAGCACTGCGCGACCTCGAACCCTGGTACGTGACAGCCGACCTGGAGCCGCTCGACTTCAACCAGATCCAAGCGTCCGTCGCGCGGCTCGTGGCGACCCACGGCATCCGCGTCACGTAGCCTCACGTCCGATGGCCGTTCTCAAGTTCTCGCGCAACCGTGGTGACCAGTCGGTCGAGCAGCTTGTAGCCGCCCAGCAGGTCGACATCGGCGAGCTGAAGAACATCAAGCGGCTCCAGACGATCAAGCAGCGCACCACCGCCGACACCCCACGCGCCTGGGACTGGTACGACTCGATCCCCGAGCTCCACTACGGCGTCGACCATTCGGCCCGTGTCGCCGGCCACGCCGAGATCATCCCGAAGCGTCTGGTCAACGGCCAGTACACGGGCGACGTGAAGTCCCGCCAGCTCATGTCGCTGTACGAGGAGATCTGGTCCCCGCACGGCGGCCAGCGCGGCTTCATCGAGCAGTTCTTCCGCCTGATGAAGATCAAGGCCCACGCCCACCTGATCCGCCTCGACGAAGACATGGGCGGCTACGACTGGGTGTCGGACGACGAGCTGACCTACGAAGACGGCAAGATCAAGCGGTTCACCCTCCCGGTCACGGCGTCGATGTCGACCGAGGAGAAGGACTCCTACGCCGAGATCATCCCGAGGGAGCGCTACCTCGGTCGCGTGTGGAAGCCCCACCCCCGCTACCTGGAGCTCCCGGACTCGCCGATGAAGGCGCTCGACACGGTGTGCGAGGAACTCGTCATCCTCACCAAGTCCGTCCGCGCTCGCCTCATGAGCCGTCTCGCCATGGCCGGGATCCTGTTCGTGCCGTCCGAGATGTCCGACGTCGTCGGCGCCCCCAAGGGCCAGGACGGTGCGTTCTCGAACGACCGGGTCATCAACGCGATCGTCTCGATCATGATGCGCAACATGACCAACCACGACGACGCGATCGCCACCATGCCGATCATCCTCCGTGGCCCCGGCAACATCTCCGAAGCCCTCCGGTTCATCACCACCGACCGCGAGATCTACGACATGGACATGCAGCTCCGCGGTGAAGCAGCCCAGCGGATGCTCCAAGGTCTCGACATCCAGCCGTCCGTTGTCTCCGGCAACGGCGACTCGAACCACTGGGCCGCATGGGCTGATCGAGACGAGGAGCTGCGTTCCCAGATCGTGCCCGATCTCGAGATGCTGTGCTTCGCCATCCAGGTGCTCCTCATCCAGCCCCTCGCCCTTGAGCGCAACGTCCGCGAGTCCCTGTTCGACACCCACCGCACGATGTTCGATCTGTCTGGCGCAGCGGCCCGGCCGAACCTGGCCGAGGATGCCCGCGCCGGTTACGACCGCTTCGCCGTCAGCGACGCTGGCGTTCGCAAGATGTCCGGCATCCCCGACGAGTTCAAGCCCGACGATCAGGAGTACATCCGCATGGTCGGCTTGAAGATCGGAGACCCGTACCTGGCGACGTTCGGCCTCGCCGAAGCGGAGAACCTCGACTGGGAGAAGATCATCGTCAAGCAGGAGCCAGGCCCGGACGCCACCCGCCCCGACGGCAAGCCGAAGGTCGGCCCCGGCGACGGCCGCACTCCCGGAGCTCCTGGCAACTCCGATTCAGATGCCCCGAAGTCCCGCCGTCCAGCGGCGTAAGGAGACCACCGTGCAGACCACCTACGGAGCGCGCACCGAGACGATCCCGGCCGGCTTCTACAAGCGCATCCACTTCCCCGAACTCATGCGCCTCGACGTGCGCACGCCAGACGGCCGTCTCTTTGAGAGCGCAGGTGCCGGCGTGCCGATCCTGCCCGAGACGATCCAGTTCCTCGACGAGGTCACCGAGGGCGGACACCTCGGGGCCAAGGCTGTCGGCCGGCTCGACGAGATCACCATCCACGACGACGGTCTCGTCAGTGGGTGGGGCCTCCTCCAGGACACGCCGCTCGGGCGCGTCGCGGCAACGGCGGTGGAGAAGAAGATCGTCTACAAGAACTCAGTCCACCTGCGCGACGTCGACCTGGCGGTGCGGTTCCCGAACTTCCCCGAGCCGGACGCCGAGGGGTGGATGTCGATCCCGACGGTGGAGGTGAACTTCCGCAAGCACACGATCGGCGCCACGACGCTCGTAATGATGCCCGGGTTCCCGCGGTCGTCATCCGAGATCGTCGAGGACGAGGTCACCGCCTCGTTCCAACAGTGGACCGCCGGCCCGGTGGAGCTCGAGGAGCTTGCCGCTTCGATGGCGAAGCAGTCGGACCGGATCATCATGCCGTGGGAGGACTTTCACACTCCCGAGTTCGATGACCCGAAGGGCCTACCGCTCACGGTCGACGAAGAGAACCGCGTGTTCGGCCACCTCGGCCTGTGGAACTCCTGCCACACCGGCTTCGTCGATCGCTGCGTCATGATCCCCCAGTCGATGTCCGGCTATGCCAGCTTCAACAAGTCGGTCGTGCTGACCGACCGCGGCAACATCCGCACCGGCCCGATCTTCCTCTTCGGCGGCCACCCGCAGAACGCCAAGCCGGAGACGGTCAACGCCGCCTACGGCGGGATCGAGAACACCTGGGCGAACGTCCGCGTCTACGACGGCAAGCATGGCCCGTGGGTCTCCGGCCGGGTGCGTCCCGGCACCAGCCCTGAAGCCGTCTACGCCGCCGCCGCATCGCGCATCTCCGGCCACTGGTTCGACCGCGAGCTGTACGCCACGGTCTCCGTCAACGCCGAGGGCTTCAACGTCCCGTTCCAGTACGCGCAGGAGGACGGCCACGAGCTGCTCGTCGCCTCGTTCGCCACCGCCAACTGCGGCTGCGGCAGCCTTGACCCGATGCTCGAACTCGAACTGATGATGCTCGCTGATGACGACGACTGAGGACCGGGCGATCGTCGCTTTGATCCGCTACGCCTTCCCTCGCGCCTCGATCACCTACTGCGAACGCAAGGCCAAGGAGATCGCCAAGGGTGACGCCGAGGTCGAGGAGCTTCTCGTGACGGTGATGAGCTTCCTCAGCGCGACCTCGTGAAGGTGGACTGGCCGCTCTGACGGCGACCATGATTCGTGCCACAACGCACCGCGCGGCCCAGGAGGCACGAGATGTTCCCCAAGATCCCCGCAGATCTCACTGCACTCAGCCAGGACGAGCTCAAGGCTCTCCGCGCCGAGATCAAGACGAAGGCCTCTGAGCTGACCGCGGCCGGCACGGTCGACCCGGCTGACGCCGCGGCCGTCACCGAGTTCGTCGAAGGCTCGAAGCGAGTCAAGGCCGAGGTTGCCCGACGCAACGCCGAGCAGGCAGCGTTCGAGCAGACCGCTGCCGATCTCGCCGACCTCGCCGACGATGAGGACGAGCCCGTGGTCGAGGCGTCCGACGCCCCCGACGACGATGACGAGGGTGGCGAGGACGAAGGCGACGAAGAGGGCGCCGACGATGCTGCCGACGAGCAGGTGCTCGTGACGGCCAGCCATCTCGCCCCCGCCAAGGTGCCGACTCGCAAGCGTCCGTCGACGTTCGGCCTGACCGGCGATCAGCCGCAGACCGCCGTCGCCCAGGCCGCAGCGCAAGCCGCCGCCGCAGCGCCGGTCGCCCGCGCCGACACGATTCTTCGTGCGGGCGGCAACGGAACCGACGCCTTCGAGGACTGGTCGGACCTGGCCGAGACCCTGACGCAGGTGGCGAACGTCATCACCCCGCAGTCGAACCGCCAGACCGTCGGCATCATCCCCGGCACCTTCGACGCCGATCACACCTTCCTCGAAGATCCGATCGCAAACGTCGGCATCATCAACAACATGCGGTCGCTGGCCCAGTCCACCGACCCCGAGTTGCAGGCCGCCTTCTGCGCCCCGGCCACCCCGAGCTACGTGATCGGCTGCCGCAACACCGACCGCCGGCCCGTGTTCAACTCGATGCCGGTGTACGCGTCGCCTCGCAACGCCGTGTCGATCTACCCGAGCCCGACGCTGGAGGACATCACCACCGGCATCGGGATCTGGGATCGTGACGACGACGCCGACGACGAGGCAGTGAAGGCCGCCTGCCAGACCATCGACTGCGCCGACTCCGAGACGTACTACATCTACGGCGTCTACCGCTGCCTCACCGTCAAGAACCTGCTCCAGATGAGCTTCCCCGAGTTGGTCGAGGCCTACCTCAACCGCCTCGCGGCAGCGCAGGCCCGCCTCGCCGAGAACCAGTTGCTCAACGCCATGGGTGCTCGCGCCACGGCGATCACGGCACCCCCGCAGGCGTACGACGGCCCGACGGCGCTGTTGACCACGATCCTCGTCACGCTCGCCCTCCACCAGGAGTCGCAGCGCTGGGACGTCGAGGGCAACATGCACGCCTGGATCCCGCGCTGGGTTCGCACGGCGATCAAGGCGAGCCTCGCCCGTCGCCGCCGCACCGACGGTGGCGGTGTCCGCATGGCGACCGACGCCGAAGTGAACCAGATCTTCACGAACGCTGGCGTCAACGTGACGTGGTTCATCGACCGCCCGACCTGGGCTGCGACGATCCCCGCCGTGCAGGTTGCCTCGTCGCTCCAGAACTTCCCCACGACGGTCGACATCCTCGTCGCCCCCGAGGGCAAGTTCGCCGTCATGGACCGTGGCACCCTCTCGATCGGCGTCGCCCCCGGCAACCTGTACCGGGACAACGTCTCGAACAGCCGCAACGAGTTCACCCTGTTCTTCGAGTCCTTCGAGGGCCTCGTCGACACGGACTCGTGCCCGGCCTACCTGCTCGAGATCCCGGTCTGCTGGAACGGCCGTCAGATCGCCGACGTCGCCGCTCCCGACTGCGACGGGTCGCTCGCGAGCACCTGAGCCGTCGGCTCGAACAGAGACTTCCGGGAGAGCCGCTCCGCTGCTGCGGGGCGGCTCGTTCCGTCTCAGAGGAGGACTGATGGCACGCAGGGGTGGTGGATTCGGAGCACGAGGATCGCGCAAGCACAGGAGCGGCAGCCGTTCCCGCTACAAGCGCGACCGCCGCGGTCGCTTCGCCACCGTGAACACGGCGGGCGGCGGGAGCGTGCGGGTGAAGGCCCCCGCCACCCGTATTGGTCGTCGCCGCAACGTCGGCACCACCACCACCTACAGGGGCCGTTCGCTGACCGGTCGCAAGGGCAAGGCATCGGTCACCACCGTTTCCCGTCCTCGCCGCGGCGGACCTCCTCGCGGGATCAGGGTTGCCCACACGGCAGCGGCCAGGGGCGCGGCAGGCAGGTCCAACCGCGGGCTGCGCATCAGGGGCGCTCGGGTGAAGGGCTTGGAGCGTTCGGGTCGGCGCGTCTATCTCGTGCCCAAGTCGGGCCGGATCAACCCGGTCTCCAGGGGCACGGCGACGGCTCGGGCTCGCACGATCACCCGCTCCACTCGCAGTGGGCGCCCAGTTGCGACAAGAATCCTCAAGCAGAACACCATCGTCGACCTCCCGGCAAGATAGGAATCACTCATGGCTACCGGACACCGGTTCACTGTTTCGCCGCCGCCGATCTCGGCGCGCCAGGTCGGCACGCTATTCACGACGATCGACCCCACCCCGGAGGCGTTCCGCTTCGACGGGAACAACGCCCGCTGGCTGAACGGCGTCAACTTCACGCCCATCGGCTGCGAGCCGTTGAAGCGCATCGCCAACGACTGCCTCCCCGACTCCAAGGAGCTTGAAGGCTTCGACGACGAGGTGTCCTTCGACGCCTTCGTGATCTACGACGGCCGCGAGTGTTCAACCCTCTCCGGTCAGAACATTCAGGGCTACGTCGATCTTCGCCTCTCGGCCTTCTCGTCCGCGCAGGTCGCCGAGGAACTCATGGTGGGCGGCGCTCGCGTCTATGCCGGGGGTTCGCCTCGGGTGAACCCGTCTCTCCAGACCGCCGCTGCCCTTGTCGGCACGGCGGCAACGGCGGCGTTCGACGGCCTGTACGCGATCGAGAACGCTCTGGCGGACGTCCTCAACGGCGGTGTCGGGGTCATCCACGTCACCCCGGGCCTGCTGACCGTGCTCGCAGCGGGTGGCGGGCTCCAGTTCGTCAACGGTCGCTATCAGACGCCGACCGGCCACTTCGTCATCGGCGACGCCGGCTACACGGGCGCAGCCCCCACGGCCTTCGGTGGCGGCGGAGACGCTGACGACCGCTGGATCTACGGCTCTGGCCTAGTCTCGTGGATGGCGACCGAGGCGATGCCAGTGGGCACCTTCCAGCACGAGCGCATGGACTTCACCCGCAACATCGACGTCGTCATCGCCGAGCGGGCCGCCATCTTCATGTTCGACCCGTGCGCCGTTGTGGCGACAAGGGTCAACGTTCCCGACTTGTCGGGCGACGAGAGCACTTGAGCGTAAGATCCGGCCATGCCCCATCTGGCCTGTGAAGCCTTCGCCCCT